TTCTTCTTCGACAGCGGTGATGGCTTCCTGCTGCTGCTTCATCTGCTCGATCGACTGGGAGTCGTCTTAGGTGCCTAGACCGAGCAGTTCGTTGCGCTCATCAAGCAGTTGGTTGATCGCCTTCTCCGTCATGCGGACCTGACGGTCGGCCCGCAGCAACGCGATCACATTCTTCGTGGCGTCCTTGGCCTCAGCAGCGGACGCCTGCCGGGTGCCGAGAATCATCCTCTCCAGATCGTTGACCGTCAGCAGTTGTCGGCTTCTCCACGCCGCCGCCGCTGCTTCATCCTCCGCAAGTTGTATGTTGCGGTGGTAGATCCTCTGGCTTTTTGACCGCATACGCAGTTCGTCGTCGAACGCTTGACCTCGTTCCCTCAGCAGTTCTAAGGCTTCTTCCTCAGCCGCAATCCGATCGACTTCCTGCTCCCAGAATCTCGTATTCATCGCCGCTTCGTTATTCGATGAGATCCACCCCAGCAACGCACGGTCAGCATCTTCGGTAGCGAGCGCTAACTGTTCCATCTCGTAGGTCGAACGGTTCAGAAGATCAAGACCTGCTTCGATGTTCGCATTGAGTTCCGCCACCCGGTTCCGCAACGGCGTAACCCCATCAGCGGCCAGTTCTTCGGCTGCAGCGGCTGCCTCTTCCTCGGCGGCTGCCAACCGCGCGATGGTAGCCTCGGCAGAGTCGGCGTATGCAATCACCAGTTCCAGTGCCCGTACTTGATCGCCTTCGGCCAGGGCGGCCGCCACCACCGCTACCTGTGCGTCATTCAGCGCACCCTCGTAGGCGGTGACGTTCTCGGCGCTCTTGAAGAACGCCCCGGCTGTCTTTTCATTCTCCTCGCGCAGATCGTCGTGGGCATCGGCAGTTTCGTCCAACGCCCGCATCATCTGTATAAGTTGTGTGACTTCCAGTTACCCGGTTTCGATCAACGCCCGGATGCGGTCCTCGTCTTCGCCGAGAACGTGCCCATACTTGCGAAACGCGTCTCTCGCCATGTCGGTGTTGCGGATGGCTGGCTGTAGTGCCTTTGCGAACTTCTGGTAGTCGTCGGACCCCTGCTCGACCAACCGGTTGTGATGGTCCATGCTCGTGATGACGTCATCGAACGTGCCACGGACATTCCGGTTCAGCAATTCCTGCGTCAACGTCAACCCGACATTCAGTTGCTCTATCGCCGGGACAGACTCTTCGGCACTGCCACCAAGCGCCACCAGGCGGGTGGTCAACCCGTCGATATCGGTCGACAAGATCTTGGATGCGTCACCGGCTTCCACCATCTCCTGGGTCAACAGGTCGACCCGCTCAGCAGCCTCCTTTGCCTTTCCCCCGCTACGCGACAAGAACGCGAACAATCCCACCCCAGCGGCCGCAATCAGTGCTATCGGTCCGAGAATCGCACTAAGCGACACCGACGCGACCCCAGCCGCCCCGGCCAACGTCGTCAGCGCCCCAGTCAACGACCCCAACATCCACAACAACGGACCGGCGGCAGCCAGGACCACGCCAAACACCACCACCACCTTTCGGACCCCCTGTGACAGGTTGCCGAACGCTTCGGCCAGGTTGCCGACCAAAGACGCAAACCCCCGGATCATTGGCACCACGACGGGCAACACAGCGTTGCCCAACGTGACCAATGATGCCTTGACTTCGGACATGGCCTGGGACAACTTGAACGATGCTGTCTTTTGTACCCCCTCGAACGCTTCGTCGAGTTTCCCACTCGAATCGGCCAACTCGTCAAACACCACCCGGGCCTGGTCGGTCGCCACCCCGGTCAACTGCAACGCCCCGTTGAGGCCACGGATGTCTTCGAACACGTTTGACAGTTCCAAGCCGTTCTCTTCTAGTGCTTGCCTCAGATCCTGGAGTGCACCGAGTAGGTCCTTCGATGCTGCCCGCCGGAAGTCGGCCAGGCTGATGCCCACTTCATCGAAGATCCCCAATGCCTGTTGTGACGGTTTCAGAATCGACTTCATGACACCAGCCAACTGGGTGGCCGACATCGCTGCGTCGCCTGAGGCCCGGGTCAGGAACGCCAGCCCGCCGCCGACCTGATCGAACGAGATGCCCAATTCGGCAGCCATCGGGATCAAACGACCGAACTGTGGTGCCAGATCCGCAGCCGATGCCTTGCCCTGTTCCACCGTCTTCGCCAAAACGTCGGTGGCGAACGCTGCACCGTCGGCAGCCATCCCGTAGCCGTTCATCGCGTTGGTGACAGCATCAGCGACGATCGCCGTGTCGCCCAGGCCGACCGCTGCCGCCTTAGCGGACGCTTCGAGCGCGGCCGTGGCCGATGCAGCATCCAAACCTGCAGATGTGATGAAGAACATCGCGTCGGCGAGTTCCTTGGGCGCCCGGCCAGTCTCCCCCGACAGCCCCATCACTGCTTCGGTCAGTTGCTCGACCTCTGCCCGGCTACGTCCCACCAATGTTTCGATCTGGGTCATCGAAAACTCGAAGTCGGCTGCCATCTTCCCGGCGGCGAACCCCAACCCGACCAAAGGCGCCGTGACCTTCATGGTCATCGACTTGCCCACCTTGGTCATCTTCGCACTGAAGGCATTCAGCGACCGGGTCGCTTTGCTCATCCCCCGTTGGAACTGAGCAGTGTCAGCGGTGATTAGGGCTTTGACAACCCCGACAGTAGCCATGCTTATCGCCTACGGATCGAACGGTTGGCGGCGATTTTGTTCTGGTGGGCAGCCTCTTCGTTTTCGAGCCGGAACAGCGCGGCCCATTCGGTCAACTCGGATGAACTCATGCGGTCTAGGAGTTCCGCGACAGTCATGCCGAGTTCACGGGCTAGCCGGAAGTAGAATCGGCGTTCAGGGGACCGCCGTCCTCGCCGGTCAGCGAAACCAAGGAATCTTTTCCCGCGTCGCCTTGGGCTTCCTCAGTCAGCCCGGAGGCGGTCATGCATTCGTTGGCAAGATCGTTGACGACCTTGGCATTCTTCTCGAACAGCCATTCCTGGTCGCCGTCTTCGAACGCCAGTTCGTTTGTTTTCGGGTCGAAGCACGTCTGCGAGATGACATGCCACCACATCTCCTCGATCCGGGCGGGATCGGCCAACCCGGCGATGGTCCCGTCGTCGGAAGACAACTCGGCGACAAACCGGGCACGAGATCGGGCTGTCATCGACCGGATCTCCAGTTTGACGCCCCATTCGGGGACATCGTAGGGGGTGGCGGTGCCGTCGTCGGCGGCCTGTATTGTTTCTCTGATGGACACGGTGGTCACTCCTTGTGTTGTGGTTTAGGTCAGAGGTTCAGTAGGTCCCCCGGGTTACGTTCCCGGTGACCTGCAGGTCGAGGCTGTAAGTGACGACATCGCCGACCGGGTTCGAGATGGAATAGTTGGTGAGGATACACTCGCCGGTGTACTTCACGTTGCCGCCGGTCGAACCGGCCGGGCCGAAGATAAACGACCGGGTGGCTGGCTCGGTTCCGATAATGTACCCGTCGATAGTGGCATCCCATAATCCACTTACACTGATTGTGGCGTCGCGCAAGCCCACAAGGTATGATTTCGAGGTGGCCCCGAAGGCCGTCGTTTCCGCTGTGTCAATGGTTTCTGGGAAGTCCACCGAGGTCAAAGTGTTGGCAAGCGACCGGGATGTACCCCCGGTATCGTCCAACTCGAAGTCGGTTGACTTTCCGTGTACAAAGGTGGGCATTAGTTGGTCCTCCTAGAACCTGGCAAAACTGACCATAAAGGTGATGCTCCCAGAGGAGCCTGCTGTGCTGGCGGTCGCTCTGACGTACCGATTCACGGTGCCTGAGCATACCACCATCTCCGATGTCTTGGTCGAAGCCGCGACAGCGGTGAATGAGATGAGGTCGGCAGCCGACGAGAAATCCGACGCCGAATCATGTTGGATTTTGATTGTCGTCGTTCCGCCGCTGATGCTGTTCGTCGGGACGTGCAGCAGCCCGGCTCCGCCTGCCGACGACGACGCAGCGAGTGGAGCGTCCACCCCGGCCAAGTTACCCAGCGCGTTGTAGTCGATCGACGCTCCCGTGGACAACTGGACACCGCCGGTGATCCCGTAAGTCATCGTTCCCAGTGCACCCGAGTTGCTCGTGCCCTGGAAGTCAGCGGTGATCGTCGAAACGTCGCTGACCGGGTTCGAGATCGCGTAGTTGACTTCGTCGCATCTGGCGATGGTCGCCCTATTTCCGATCGTCCCTCCAGCCTGGGCAACTGTGATATTTGCCGCAGACGTAGAACCGAGGATCGCGTGCAGTTCTTCGTCGGACCCGTCGGTGTCAGCAGTCCACATGCCCGAGAAACTCAGGGTGCCGTCGGCCAGCCCCAACAGGTATGATTTCGAGGTGGCCCCGTAGGCGGTAACCTCGGCTGTGTCGTTGGTCAACGCCACGTCGGTACTGTTGAAATACGGCGTCATGACGAACTCGTCGAGGTACACCTCGGTGCCTTTCCCATGCACAAATGTTGGCATTATTCAGCCTCCTCTGCGGGTTGGGCTTTGGTCTTGCCAGCCAGCGCCAGGTAGCCCTCATCGATCAGCCACAGACCCTTCGGCTTGGCGATCTCTACGGTGTCGCCCGGCTCATAGCGTTTGCCGTTGTAGTTGATCCCGGACTGTCCGTCCTGTCCGCCGGTGACGATGTACTTGGGCATTGGTTGTTCCTCGTTTCGGGACGCAACGCAGCCGGTCACCGGCCACGTGGGCACCGGCCACTGGGGCACTAAGGACGATTCTACCGTAGGGTGGATTACAACGGTGGAACACCGCGGCTCACGGGCAGGAGAGACAATACTTGTGCCATACCCCTCCATAGTGTAAACTGTGGTTATGGAAGCAACACCAACTACCAAGGAGAACACCGAAATGGAAACCACCACCTACGACGGCTGCATCTACACCGAAGTCGACATCGACAAGGCCAAAGGCAACGCCGACGATTACGTCGTCATGGAGAAGGGCAAGCCGGAAACGGCCTACGTCCTCCTCGGCTGGGATGAGGTCGGCCTGTTCGACCATGAGTTCACCCACCCGGTCTACGCCCTCACCACGGAGGGCTGACCGATGAAAGCCACGGAGATGAACGAGAGCACCACCACCACAGAGGCCCCGGCCTTCATCACGGTCCACCGGACCGAGCGGGAGCACGGGAGCAGCCTCACGGTCTACGTCGCCGACAACAGCGGCATCAACGCCGACTGCGAGAACACCTACGTGACCACGAGGCGGTGCCTGACCGCCCGCAGCGACGGAGCCACCGGCATCGGCCTCCGGGTGGTCGCCGACCGCTACCCCAGCGAGGCCGACGGCCCCGACAGCGTGTACCAGTTCACGAGCGAGGTGTTCATGACGAAGGACGAGGCGCTGAAGTTGGCCCGCTCGATCCTGAGCGACCTCGACGCCATCTACACCGGTGGCCGGTAGGCGAGGAGGGCTGACCGATGACCGACCACCGCTACATCGTCAAGCAGGACGCATCGAACGGCCTGTTCTACTCGTACTACAGCGCCACCGTTCTCCCCACTCAGGTCACCTGTGTCGGGGCCGCAACGCTCCGTGAGGCGGTCTACCACCTGGGCAACCTCATCGAGAGCGGCACCGTTCCGGGCGGCAGCATCACCATCAAGCCCCAGATCAAGGAGGGCAAGTGATGACCGAGGCGATCACAGTAACCGTCAAGCAAGACAACACTCGCGGCACCAGAAATACGACGCGCGACATCTGCGTCAACGGGGTCCGCGTCGGATGCGTCACCCGCCAGAGTTACGGGCGATTCGGCTACGGGGCTTGGGAACTGAGACTGACGGGATTCCCGGACGGCGACCGCTGCCCTCCGGGTGTCACGGAGGAGTTCGTCACGCTGGCCGACGCCAAGTCCTATACCGCGCAGTCCATCGCAGATCGGTCTGACCGATGACGATTAGCGAGTTCCGATACCTCGACGACGACGAAGCCCGGATCGGCACCCCCGACTACCACGGCCACGCCTACTTTTGGGCACACGCATACCGCCACTACCTCCGTGACTTGGGCGGCTGCCCGCCAGGCGTCACCGAGTGCCGCTACACGTCGCTGCTGCTGGACATGCGGTGGTCGGTCCACCGCGACCTGCTGCGCCTCGGCCTGCCGCTGGACGGCGAATCAGACGACCACCACACCGTCATCCGATACCACCGGATGCTCACCGTGGCCCGACTCGACATCGACAAGGCACGGGCTGAAAGCCCCCAACGGAAGGAAACCCAATGACCACCATGACACGCAACGACACCGCCGCCCGCCTGGCCGACATGCGGGTCGCCGAACCCATCGAGATGCGACTGACGAGCCGAAGCGGGAGCCTCGTCCTCGCCCTGTGGGTCGACGGCCACGGCATGATCCGCAAGTCGTTGGACAACGGGCGCGGTGGGGCGTCGCAGTCGCTGTCGAATCTGCAACTCACGGAGGTGATGCCGAAGAAGGCGGTGCCGGGGTGGCAGGCGGAGGCGGTGGCGGCTGCCGGGTCCGGGCTGTACGAGATCGGGCTGATCCGATGAGCGCCACTTTGGCGGTGTGGAAACGGGGCGACAGGGTTGTGCGCGGTGACTTCGTTGATGTGGAGGCGACGCTGAGCGACGACCTGAACCGGGCGGGTGTGGTCGGGTTCACGGTGCTGATGGTGCGTCCGGTGCCCGGCTTCAAGACGAAGGTCGACTTGATGCAGCCGAATCCAGGCGGCGGCATGTCCGTGGGGTTGGACGAGGTTACGGGGCGTGACCGCGTGGCCGTGATCCCGACGCAGTTCGATGAGTTGGTGAACGAGGTGGGGTGGAGGAAAGCACGGGAGCAGCGTCTCGGAACCGGAACGAGGGCTGACCGATGACGACACTCCGCTCAGACGAGGTCATTGCTGGGATGCGGGCACGGTTGTTCATCCCGGTTGATTGGATGGTCGACGCAGCCTGCCGCGACGCCGATCCGGGGATCTTCTTCATCGACCACCCCGGCAGCGGTTCCGCTGCCGAAGCCCGAGCCGTATGTACCAGATGCCCGGTACGGGTTGAATGCCTCGACTACGCCCTGGCCGCCAACGAACGCCATGGGATATGGGGAGGGCTAACCGAGAGGCAACGACGGGCCACCAACCGTGTTCCTTTGCCACGGGAGGTATCTCCTTGCCTCTCCCTTGGCCTCTGAACAGTCCTGAGGT